TTGACCAAGAATATTCTGTGCAGCTGGTACAGCCATGCGAGTAATCTGCATTTCTTGTTCTGGTGTTAACTTCACTTCCTCATCTTCATTATCAGAATAAGGAATTTGGATACCCATTTGCTCTTGCATCTGTCTCATATACTCCATTCCAACGTGCTCGGTAATATGTGACTGTAAAGCTTGCATAATTTGTGGTGCTTGTGGGTTTTGACCAATGACTTGTTTGATTTTTGGATCATTTAATGCAGCCATGTGGATTTGAATATGAGCTTGATGGTCTTGATACATGAAAGCTTTGAGTGGTTTATTCTTTAAAGCGTTCATATTCTCCGTAATAGGGTCCGTTGGCTTCATATCTTCTTGCATTGGCACCAATTTTTCTGCATTTTTTATCCCAATCACTTCTAACATCTGTCTATGTAGATAAGGTAAGTTATAAAGCTGGGGTGCAGTCTGTGAAAGCTGTAAAACTGCCTGATATTGCACCACTTTTTGGCTCATAGTAGCCGCATTAGGGTCGCTTACAGGGATAATATTGACCATTTCATAGTCAGATCTACGAGCTTTACGGTCTCCAGTATCAGGTTCAAAGGAATAATCCTCTGGAGCGTAGTCAGCAATAATCTCTTTAAGTAATTTGAACTCTTGTTTCATTGAATAGTGGATACGAGCTTGTATCGCACTCATGACTTTCAAGGTTCTTTCCAAAATTGCCAGCGTTGTACCGACTGGTGACTGGCTACTCATGTCACTTGCCTTCAAATCGCCACTAGAAGCAAACCTTCTACCTTCTTCCACAATCTGATTGAGTAATGCCATCAATGTTTGGCTTGGTTCTTTGTACGGCAACGGCATGATGTTGTCTTTCATCGTGCCAGATGGTACGTCTACGTCTCTAAATTCACCTGGAGCTATCGGTGTATCATCACCTTTGACTCGTAATCCACGAGTTTTAAAGCCTCCAGGAAGATTAGACAAGGATCCTGCATCAACTAACTGTCTTAAAATAGAAGTTCCAGACTTGGCAAAAGCCCCAATAAGGTGTATAAGCCCAAAGTGGTAAAAACCAAAACCAGGAATATAACCATAATGAACAAAATGTTGTCTTTTTTGGTGTGTCTTGTCATCTTCTCTCCAGTTTCTACGAATTGCCAATATCGTTCCATTGGCTTTTTCAATCGTTACAACATACGGAAGAGCGATTCCAGTTTCAGCTCCTGCCTTATCTTTATGTTCAAAGCCAGGTAAATCTAAGTGCACATGCATTTCTAAGATTTTAAATCTGTCATCCGTGCTGGCTCTAAACCCTAACTTTTCTGCTATCTTCTTTTCTACTTCATCCAGAATGTTATCTGGTGTTCCTAAACTAATATCTCTGTAAAATCCTGCATAAATCAAGTGATTCATCTCACTTTCAGTCTTACGCATCACATGGGTAATTCTTTCAGCCGCCTCAAGACTACTCGCACCATATGGCACTACCAAGTCTTCAGCTGGAATATACATCGAAACCTGACGATCTAAAGTCGGATCAACATAAACCTTCTTAAATCCATTACCTGAAAGTCCTACTCCCCAAAGCATACGTTCATGTTCTGGGCGATATTCTTGCATCACATCCACAAGCTGATGGTTCATGTCTTCTACCACTCTACCCATTGCATCTTTTTTGTCTTGGGTTTCTTTACCAACTATCTCACCCTTAACAGGACCACTTGCTGGAAAGGTTTCCATAATGGTCTCTGACTGAAACTTAATGACAGCTTCTGCCAAAACAGGATGATAAACTCCACAAGCACCTTCCCACGGCTCTGAGCGTTCTTCAATCTTTAAGCCTAGTAACTCTAAGCCATCCACATAGGTTTGTATCCAGTCTTTACGAGAATCAATGTCGGACTGAAAATCTCCCATGAGATCACCAGCGATTTGCGTTAAAACAGATTCAGGAACATATTCCGCCAAATTAGCGTCAAAGTCTTCAATAGACTCACCACCGAGTTGGACTTCTACGCCATCCATTTTGATGTCTACTTCTTCTGGATCGACAATCTCAATCTCGACATCTGGTCCATCGATGGCTGCTAAACCTTGTGGAGCTTGATACAGGGCTTTATCTATTGACATATGAATCCTTAATAATATGCACGTTTACGCCTAAATTCTTTAGGCTCATCTGGCTCATCACTTTGTAAAGTGATAAATCCACCTCTTCTGAATCTTAACAAAGCTTGTGTGGTTGAGTCTACCAAGTCATCGTGGTCTGAATTTGGAAATGCTGCCAGCTCTTCTACGACCTCTTCAGCCCATCTTTTTCTTGGTGCCCATACCTTACCACTAGCAAACAAATCTGATACGCTATTAACCCTAGATATTTTATCGTTTCCCCTAGTCGGTGTAAACTCTTGAACAGGTATTCCCATTCGTCTAAGCTCAAATATAAGGGGAGCACCAGACGCTTTCGCTTCAACAATAAAGCTGTCAGGTTGCCAATCCTTGTACATTTCGTAGGCTCTTTCTTTAAGAGTGGGGAACTCCATACGTTCTTTAAGTGCATCCAATAAAATAATATGTGGGTCTTGCTCGTTTTCATTTAAATAAAATACTCCCCAAGTTGTACAGGCTGAATAGTCGGCTCGCTCACTTTTTGTAAATGCCGTATCCCATGACTGGATTATATAGTGACATGGAGGTGGTGTCTCCTTTTCCCACACTTGCCACCATTCTCTTTTAACAATCGCACCTTCTTCACTTGTTGGATCCTGCTGATACTGGGCTTGCCATTTGGATAAAGGTAATTCAATGCGAAGCTTACACAGTTCATCGTAACTCCAGAACTCTGGCCATAATGGTTTTTCATTTCGCTTAATTGCTGGAAGGCTGATAATTTCCCATTCATCGCCATCTCGGTCAATCATCGCCTGACAAATTTTGCCAGTCAAATCCCTCTTTGACCAGCGAGTCATCACTACAACAATCGAACCACCAGGTTGTAAACGCTGACGTGGACCTGACGTATACCACTCGTAAACCTTATCAAAAACCGAAGGATCTCCTGCTGCCAACGCAGCTTCCTGTTCTGAATGAGGATCATCAATAATGAGTAAATCAGCTCCCTTACCAGTAACAGTACCACCAACACCAATAGCAAAATACTCACCATTAGCATTGGTGGACCAACGACCAGCAGCTTTACTATCCGACCGAAGAGATACATTGGGAAATACTTTTCCATAATTTTCTCCATCAACTAAGTTTCTCACCTTTCTACCAAACCCTACGGCTAGTTCTGCCGTGTTCGAGCATTGAATAATTTTCTTATTGGGGAATTTACCCAAATACCAAGCAGGTAACAGGTAAGAAGCAAATTCAGACTTAGTATGCCGAGGAGGCATATTGATAATAAGTCGTTTAATTTTTCCACTAGCAATCTCCTCAAATTTAGCTGCCATTAACGCATGATGTTCGCCATGTATAAACCCTGGCCACATCGTCTGCACAAAACTCATAAAGTCAATCTCACCTTGTTCCTTCGTCAACGAAGCTAGATAAGCATTTGCTATTGGAACAATCGGAGCCTTCTCCTCATCTGGAAGAAGCTCAAGAATATCTAACAGCCTTTTTATTTCTTCATCCATTTAAATTCCTAAGTTTAATATACGCAGGGCGAATACTACGAGCATACTTTAAGTCTCCTTTACAAACCCCTATTTTTATTAACATTTTCATTTTGCGATGCGTATTACCACGCCCCTTATCGCCAGTCATAAACATGACATCATCCACCGTAGGACCAAAGCCAAAGTTATTCCAATACGCTTCAATCACATGGAAGATCTCCTTCTGTGCCTTCGTCACTTTACTCTCCTAATTAATTCTTGTGCCGCCTCCCAAGCAGCATCATGCATCAGCGTATGCTTTAACCTATCCATTAGAATCATTAACCTTCTCCTATCATGAATAGCTAAATACTGTAGATACTGTTCAACATCATCAAAAGTCATTCTTATCCTCATTCGGTTGTTTCTTAGCAATCCTAAATCTATTACTACACGGAAAAGAACTTAAAGCAGTAGCATCTCTTAATGATTTTAATATCGCAATTGTTTGATCTAATACCGCTACCTCTATATCAATTCTTTTCTTCCATTCTTCGTAATTTTCCAAAATATATCCCCCTACCCTTTTTCTACCCAATTTGTGACTGGGGGGGTTTCTATAACATTGTTACTCTCAACCCAATCCGTTTTTGTTACCCCCTCCCCATTAGGGTTTATACCTACATGTATAACATTGTTCGACATATTAGGGTTTTCCCTTAGATGTGTAACATTGTTAGACATATCAGGGTTTACCCTAGTATCGCTATTGGTTACTATCTCTTGACTGTTAGGTGACTGATTGTGTGGAATACTATGCAAAGGCTCAGCCAATGCTAATTCAATTTTGGGGTGGTGGGGGGTGGTGGGAGGCTCTGGAGTCAGAATTTCAGCCTCTACCCCTTCGATTTCTACCAGATCAGAGCCGTTTAACTCTGCTAAAAGACTTTCAGCCGTTCTTTTTACTCTAGATTGTAGGCTCTTGCTATTAGTTATAGCCGTTGTAATGGCTGTTAGTAACTGAGCCTTCAGCGTATTACTATCCACTGAGTGGATGTGTTCGACTCTCTGCGAGAACAAAGAGACCTCCGACATTTTCCCCACAAGTTCCAGAGCCTTTAATTGCTGGGCTGGTGCGAGATCGTCATTCAATGCCATGTTCGCAAGTTTATTTATAGCCATTGTCCTTAAGCGAGAGGGTAAAAGATACTCCTCCACTTCTTTAGCCATGTTTAAAGCGTTTATGTAGGTGGCAACGTGGGGAGAGGTTGCGACCTTCTGGGCATCTCTTGAGGCAGTAGTTCGTTTACCCTTGTGATTGTATGCTCTTCTGTAAGCCTCTGACTTGTTACCAGTCTTGACCACTTGCTCGGCAAACTCTTTTTGTTTCTTAGTGAGTTTCAATCCATTAGGACTATTAGCACCGAGTAGTATTCTTTCGATTGGCATAGCCTGTATGCCTTCGGCAATTTCTTTCTTGGTGAGTTTTTTCATAGGTATATTCTCGGAATGTTCACACCCCAAGTATAGGGCATTCTCTTTATTTATTGCAACGATCTGCGACCTCCTCACTCGTTTTAAGTTCTGGAATCTCGACCAGATAAAAATAATTTGTTTTTTTACATCAAAACGCTTGACAGTCAATAGACAACTCGAAGAAAATTAAGAGGTCACCAGATGACATTTAAATTTAATCAACTGCTAGGAGTTTAAAAACATGAAAATCAATCATCTTAAAATCACTTGGTCAATCTCCAGAGGTCGTGATACTTACGGCTACAACATTTGCAAACTTTCCTCACGATCAGGGCACTCTTATAAATGTAATGGTGGAGGCTATGACATGATCGGCACAGTA